CTTTTTGTAAACACACTAAGGGAGAGTTAGCAGGTCAGCCATTTGTATTAGAGCCTTGGCAAATAGAAATCATAGAAGCTATCTTCGGTTGGAAGTCTAAGAAAACAAAGCTTAGAAAATTTAGACAGTGCTTTATTTTTATTCCTCGTAAGAATGGAAAGACTACGATGATGGTTGGTATAGCACTCTATATGCTTTTCTCTGATGGAGAGAAAGGAGCTGAGATTGTATCGGCTGCTGCTGATAAAGAACAAGCAAGGTTAAGTTTCTCGATAGCTAAACAAATGGTTTTACAAGAACCTAACCTTATCAAAAGAGCAGGTACTTATCGTGACTCAATTACTTACGATAAAGTTGGATCGTACTACAAAGTTATTTCGGCTGATGCAGATACCAAGCACGGACTAAACCTCTCTTGTTGTTTACTTGATGAGATTCACTCGCACAAGAATCGTGACCTTTACGATGTGTTACTTACCTCTATGGGTGCTAGAAAAGAACCGCTTATGTTAGGAATAACTACAGCAGGGGCAGGTAATCAGAAAGACCACATATCGAGAGAGCTTTACGACTATTCTAAAAAATTAATTGATGGTTCTATTGAGGATGAATCTTTCTTAGGAATTGTTTATGAAGCTGATGAAGGAGATGATATTTTTAGCGAAGAGGTTTGGAAGAAAGCAAATCCTGGTTACGGAAGTATTGTGACTAAAGAGTATATGCAACAACAAGCTATCAAGGCAAAAAATGAACCTTCATTTGAGAATACTTGGCGTAGACTTCATTTAAACCAATGGGTTGCCAATGAGACTAGATGGATTTCAGATGAGAAATGGATGCTGTGCGATGGTGAAGTTACTGAGTCTAATTTAAGAGGTAAAGTTTGTTACGCAGGATTAGACTTGGCAAGTACACGAGATGTTACTTGTTTAGCTTTATTGTTCCCTGATGACGAAGGTGGTTACGATATTATAAATTATTCTTTTATTCCTGAAAATAATGCTAAGAGAAGGTCAGAAAGAGATAAAGTAAATTATGATAAGTGGGAAAGAGAGGGGTATATAATCTATACTCCTGGTGACGTTTGTGATTACAATTACATTAAGCAAAAAATTAGAGATTTAAGTGAGATGTTTGATATTCAAATAGTAGCTTACGATAGATGGAACGCTAGTCAAATTGTAATCGACTTGACTGAAGAAGGCTGTCCGATGATACCTGTAGGTCAAGGTTATAAAACAATGTCACCTTCAACAAAAGAATTTGAAACATTAATAATTAGTGGTAAGGTTAGACACGGAGGTAATCCAGTTCTAAGGTGGATGATGAGTAATGTAGTCCTTACATTCGATGCTGCCGCCAACGTTAAGGTGGACAAGAGCAAATCAAATGAAAAGGTCGATGGTGTAATAGCTTGTCTTATGGCACTATCTGAGGCTATGGAAAATAAAAATAAAGGTGGCTCGGCTTACGATGACAAAGAAATATTTTTTATCTAAGAACGAGATAGTAGAAAAGGAGTACAACTCAATTAGAGAGATTTGTACGAATGTTCTTAGGAGCAATAAAGACCTTAACCTTCTTGATGACTTAGTGCAAGAGGTTTGCTTAATTCTGCTTAATCAAGGCGATGAATCTGTACAGACTATCTACGAACAAGGTTACTTTAAATTTTATATAGCTAGGATAATTACTAATCAAGTATTTTCTAGCACTTCACCATTCCACAAGAAGTACAGACAACAAATTCCTTTCATTGATATTGACGATACCGAAGAATATAATCCTTTAGCTGACAAGATTTGGCTTGATATACAGCACTTACTTACTAAAAAAGAGAAGAGAATAGTTGAGTTGAGGTACGTTTATAACCTAAAAGTGACTGATATAGCTAAGACAATGGGTGTTTCTACAAGGCAAATTTACAAGTATATCAAAGGGATTACAGGTCATTTAAGAAAAAAATATAAATAAAAGGTTCACAAAAACACCTTTTCTATATATCTATATGGATAAGGTATATTAAACCACTAGGGATTTGGCAAACATATTAGATTTTTTCAGAAGAAAACCACAAGTACAACCTAACCAAGAGGAAAGGTTTTACAACACAAGTTTATATGGGAACGCTTCAATAATGGGCAACTCATCTAACCAACCAATTTCAAAAGAACGCTCTTTACAGCTATCAACAGTTTGGAGTTGTGTAAAAGTAATATCTGAAACAATAGCTTCTCTACCTATCTCGTTATATGAAAAAGATGCAGATAACAAAAGATATATCTTATCTGACAATCCACTTCACTCTTTAGTAGGAGAGCAACCTTCAACTCTCTACAATTCTTTCAGCTTTTTTGAAAGAGCCTTAGTAGACCTTTGCCTCGATGGAAATTTCTTTGCTTACATTGAAAGAAACAATGGCGGTCTACCTACTCAAATAATCCCTATCCAATGTGATGATGTAAGTGTCTATGTATCGCCTGATGGTAGAGAAGTTTATTATGAAATAGAGCAAAACGAAACTATACCTTACCCTTTTACTGGTAAAGCAACTTCGGAGAATATGATCCACATAAAAGGATTATCTTGTGATGGAGTTATGGGTAAGTCACCGATACAGAGTGCAGCAGAATCTTTAGGTATATCTTTATCTATCGAGCAATTTGCAGGTTCGTTCTTTAAGAACGGAGCATCTGTAGGTGGTATTCTTAAACACCCAGGAACTCTAAAGCCTGAGACTGCTAAGAGATTACGAGCTAGTTGGAATCAAACTTATAGTGGTTCTATCAACGCAGGTAAAACTGCAATTTTAGAAGAAGGAATGGAATTTATCAGTAGACAGATTCCTAACAATCAAGCACAATTCTTAGAGACTAGACAATATCAAATTAGTGATATTTGTCGTTTATTTAGAGTACCTAACCATCTAGTGAATGAATTAAGTAACGCCACCTACTCTAATATCGAGGCACAGCAAATCGACTTTGTGGTACACACTATCACACCTTGGATTAAGCGTATTGAGATGGCTTTAAATCAAAAGTTAATTCCTTTCAATAAGAAAGGCTCACAATATTTTAAATTCAATTTAACTGCCCTTCTAAGAGGTGACTCTAAGTCAAGAGCAGACTACTATAGAACACTTGTAAACATTGGTGTTATTTCACCTGATGAGGTTAGAGCTTTTGAAGATATGAACTCTATGGGTGGACCAAGTGAAAATGTTTATATGCAAAGTAATATGATGCCTTTAGATAGTTTAGGCGAAGCTACTTCAAGACAAGATATATAGTGGCACTAAAAGACATAAATACTACTCCTACTAATGGAATGAAAGAAGAGGCTCGTAAGGGCTTAGAATGGAGAAAGGAGTATGGTAGAGGTGGAACTCAAACAGGAGTTTCTCGTGCTAGAGATATAATTAATGGTAATTTAAGTATCTCAAGTATTAAAAGAATGTTTAGTTTCTTTAGTAGACACGAAAACAATAAGGCTAAACACTATTCTGCTAAAGAAAATGATGGTGGACCTACAGCTTGGAGAATAGCGTGGGCTTTATGGGGAGGAAACGCAGGATTTAGTTGGTCTAAGAAAAAAGTTAAAGAGATAGCTAGAGAACAAGAAAACAGAATGAAAGTAGGTACAATGATAAATGATGGTATAGAACTACCATTATATGATTCTATAAAAGAAGCTGAATTAGAAGCTCAAGAACTTGGTGGAAGTGGTTATCACGAACACACATTGAATGGAGAGACATATTATATGCCTTTTGAAAATCACGAACAAGCAAAAGAAGTGATGGGTCAAGTTGATGAAAATATGTATGGCTCAAAAGACGATGATAAGGATGAGAAAAATAATAGATATATTATGGAAAATAAAGAAACTAGAATTTATAATGGTAACTACGAGATTCGATTGGATGAAGATTCAAAAGAAACTAGAGTTAGTGGTTACGCTGCCTTGTTCGATACTGATAGTAGAGATTTAGGCTTTAGAGAAACGATTTCTAAACGAGCTTTTGATGGTCGATTAGAAGATAATGTAATCTTAACTTTCAACCACGATGCTAATTTAATATTAGATAGAAATATGGGTGGTACTTTAAAACTATCAATTGATGAAAGAGGATTACGATACGATGCAACTTTACCTAATACAACAACTGGTAATGATGTAGCAGAATTAATGAAAAGAGGTTTACTTTATGAATCTTCATTTGCTTTTACAGTAGAAGAGGATGATTGGAGTAAAGATGGAGATGTAACAAGAAGAGAAATTAAAAAAATTGGTCGACTTGTTGACGTTTCTATTGTCGGTGTAGGCGCTTACGCAAACACGGATGTTGCCCTTCGTTCTAAAGAAACTTTCGAGATGGAAGCAACTGTAGAAGAAACCCCTCAAGTGGAAGAAGTGGAGCAAAAGGTTGAGGAATCATTTGATGATTCAAAGTTAAATTTATTAAGTAATGAATTAAAATTAAAAAAACGAATATGAAAAATTCGATTGAAATTCGTCAAGAGAGAGCTACTGCGATTGAAAACGCAAACACTCTACTAAGCTTGGCAAAAGATGAGTCTCGTGACTTTACTGCTGACGAGCAAGTATCATACGATGGTATGATGACTAACATTGACAAACTAGCTAAAGACATTGAGGTAGTTGAACGTCAAGAAAAATTGAACGCTGAAGCAGCTTCTATACCTGTTTCTCACGGAACTCAAAATGTTTCTGATTCTAAAGAATTAAGAGGTTTTTCTTTTGTAGAAGCTTTTAATGCTGCAAAAACAGGTCGTGTTGAAGGTCTTGTTCGTGAAATGGATCAAGAGGCTCGTAACGAGAATCCTTCTCAAAACTTTAAAGGTGTGGCTATTCCTCACTCTGCTTTGGAATCTCGTGCAAATACTGCTTTAACTTCTAACTCTCAACCAGTAGAGGTTAAGTCTTTCGTAGATGATATGTTTGCTGCTTCTGTATTAGTTGGAAATGGTGCTACAATGTACACAGGTGTTTCTGCTTCTCAGAAAATTCCAATCGTAGCAGGAATTACTGCAGGTTTTATTCCTGAAGATGGTTCTGTTGCACAAGCTGCTGCAGGTACTATTGGTGGTGGTCAATTAAACCCAAGCACTATTGTTGCTGCAACTAATGTTTCTAACGCTGCTTTAGCTCAAAACGCTTCTATTGAGGCTGCTTTCAGAAGAAACTTTGCAACAGCTATTATGGCTCAATTTGAAAAGAACTTATTAGTAAGTGGAGATGCTGCACAAGGACCAACTTCTATTTTTGCTGATGGTGTTGCTTATACAGCAGGTACTCAGTCTTGGACTAGCTCTACTGCACTTGCAACTATTCAGTCTATGTTTAGCAAAATGATTTCTCAGTCAAACGATGTAAACAAGCCTTCAGTTAAATTATTATTGAATGGTGATGCTTATGCTGACTTAACTGCTCAAATCGCTGCTAAAGATGGTTCTGCATTTAATGCTGCTTCTATGAACTTAGTTGATAGAACTGTTCTTAATATCCCTTACGCTATTTCAGATAACGTAGGTTCTGACTCAAACTCTGCTTCTAGAGCAAGAGCGTTATTGTTAGATATGGAAAAAGTTCATATGGCTATGTTCGGTGGTCTTGATATTTTAGTTGATCCTTACTCTCAGTCTTTAAGTGGTGGTACTTCTTTAGTGCTTTCTACTTTACTTGATGGTTTGATTGCACAATCTTCAGGAAAAGAAGCTGCTGTTAAAGCGGTTGCTCCAGCATAGTAGATTAAATTAATTAGAAAGGTGAAAGGGTTAATCCCCTTTCCCTTTTCTTTATAAAAGACCAAAATGGCTATATCGCACTTAGATAATTTGTTTAACAAAGGTAACTACGAGTATCTAAACCCAAGTCAAAATAGATATGGGAATTTAGAGCTATCGGAAGCTGCAACTACTCAAGTTGTTACAACTGCTGAGTTAAAGGCTCAACTTAGAATTGACAGTTCTGATGAGGATGTTTTGTTAGCTACATATATAAGTGCTGCGACTCAAATGGCTGAACACTATTGTAATAGACATTTTATTACAGCTAAGTACAAACTTTGGTTTAATGAATTACCTAGTACATTTAGTTTATACTATCCTGATTGTAAATTTAATTTTTCAGCAGGACAAGATAACGCTAAAGATGGTTTACATTATTTAGCTGCTGTAGGTTCTACTTACACTTTGTTTGCCAATACTAATTGGTACTCAAATCAAAATACTAACCCTTGTCAGGTAAAAATGACTAACACACCTTCTGATGCAATAGGCACATCAGATTTAGATGGAACAACTGACGGAATATATTATTTCCAATTCCAAACTGGTATTGGCGATGCAGCAAGTGATATTCCTGATGCTATTAAACAAGCGATTAAATTAATTGCAAGTGATATGTATTAT